CTGATAACACAACCGACAGTTACGAACAAGCAATTCTTATGAAACGAGAAATTCAACAAACACGTGTGCGTGATATTACAAGATCTGTTCGTATGTATTATGATCCATTCCCTTTGACAACTGAATCAGTTGTTGCAGAAGATCGCGATATTCTTCAAACATATCAAAAATTCTCCACTGGAAAAGTTGATTGTGCATCTAAATGGGTTATGCGTCTTGAATTTGACGAAACAGAATTGGCATCTCGTAATATTCAAGATATGGTTCTAATTCAAGATAAATTGGGTGCAGCAGGTCTTCATATTCTTCAATGTGTATATTCTGATTCTAATTCACAAAAACTTGTTATGCGTATCGTCTTCCCAGAAGATACAGTCAAGAACTTATTAACTCTTCGCTTCTTAGAAGAGCGTGTTCTTGATGTAGTCATTTCAGGTGTTGAAGGTGTAGGTCGTGTATTCATTCGTGAAGTCAATAAGGAAATGATATGGGACGATAAAATTAATGGTTATGTCTCCAAGAAACAGCATGTTCTTGATGTAGAAGGTGCAAACTTATTCGAACTCTTGGCTCATGAAAGTGTTGATGCTACACGCACATTCAGTAATCATGTTTATGAAGTCATGGATGTGTTTGGAGTTGAAGCAGCAAGACAAGCAACATGTAATGAATTCTTAGAACAATTTGAAGAAGCATACGTGAACTACCATCATATGAGTGTTCTTCTAGATTCAATGACATACCAAGGACGTTTAGTTAGTGTCAATCGATTCGGTATTGGTAAACATGACAATGGTGTCCTTGCTAAATCCTCATTTGAAGAAACTGCTCACATTCTATTTAATGCAGCTGTCTCTGCTGAATATGATCCAATGAAAGGTGTATCTGCCAACATTATGTTTGGTCAGAAACCACCTTGCGGAACAGGATTTGTTGATATTCTTCTTGATGAAACTAAACTTCCTGAAGGTGGAGAAGAAGATATGTTCATTGATTACAAGGAACAAATCAAGACTCGTGTAGATAAAGCAACAAATGAACCTGAAGGAGAATGTAATATTGATGATATTAGCATGTGGTAGAAACGTATAAAGCATCTCCCCAACCTTCATTGGTCATAGAAGTTTCAATTCTTTTAAAACCTCGAACTTGTAAATAACTATCAATTTCTTCAATTAAAGCACATTTTTTGTATACTTCTTCAGTATTTACTTCTAGATAAATAGCTTTTACTCCTTTAATACTTTCTTCTGCTCCTTTGAGAGCAAGAAGTTCAGCTCCTTGAATATCAAAATTCCAGAAGTTATATAACTCTGGACTTTTTATACCTTCGCGTTTCATAAATGTATCAATAGTTGTAGTTTTCATTTGTATACGACCAACTTCTACACACCAACCATAGTGTTTTGCATGTGTTCCAAAGTCAAGAATACTTGATGATTGATCATTATTTGTACGCATAAATGATACTGTTTCATCATCTTTATCGGATATAACCGCATGAAAAACATTAAGAATACCTCTCTTTTGACAACTTTGAACTTTATCTGCAAGAGCATCAATCCAAATAATATTGTGTTGAGGAATATTCAAGTAGTTATACATACTTAGTTCTTCACAATCATGTGCACCAATATGAAGTACGCCTGTAATTTGAATATTATTCTTAGAAAGAAGTTCTTTAACTCTCTCTTTTGGAATCAACATGGTAGGTTTGTATAATATTTAACAATATCTGTAAGTTAAATCATTTACTCAAAGATGAAACATAATAAATAAAACGAGTAACTGTATTTTTTTAAATGAGCGAAAAACCACAATACGGTCAGACAGTCAATTTTGTGATAACAAAGGTCTTGAAAGACTTTCACACGCCCAAGAGTCATGTTCAGTATGTGGAAACACTGAACCACGGAAGAATGATGATAATGGACGGGGAAGTTCAGTACTCAACGATGGACGAACACAGATACCACTATCTCCTGACAACACAAACAATCGCAAACAAGTGCGAGAACATTCTGATCCTCGGAGGGGGGGATGGATTGGCTGCAAGGGATTTGGTTCGGTCTTCGTGTACAAAAACTGTCACGATTGTTGATTGGGATCCAGAGTTCGTAGACTTCTGTAGAACTCTTCCTGATTGTGATGGGTCTTTAAATCATCCAAAAGTAAACTTTGTGTATATGGATGCCCTCGAATTCTTAATCAAAAATAGAGTCAAGTATGATTCAATTATTTTTGATCTTCCTGATCCAGACGGAGACGAAATGGTACAATTATACATACTTATGTTGAAATCGGCATTGCTATCATTATCCAAGAATTCAGTTATTACAATTCATACAGGTCCTGCTTCTTTAAATGAAGACCATGAATCTTGGAAGTTTATAGCACAATGTAAACACTATCTTAGTATTCTATGTAGACAAACTCAACCTACATTTGATAAAGTATATGTTCCATCGTTTTCACATGAATGGGGATTTATAACAGGTTATGAAGGAAATGCTATTCCACGAGTAAGATTACGTATAGAAGATGAGGTTCTCGAAACATTCTATCGTATTTAATGACGACGACTATGTTTCTTGGTGTGTTTACGTTTGCGTCCGCCAGTAGGTGCTGGTGTGCTGTTAGAACCTTCAGAGGCCATTCCTACAGGTCCTGATGATTGATGAACATCAGGGGCAACAGATGGTGAAGAGTATGGGAGATCTGCTGGTTTTCCGTTAAGGGAGATAGGAGCAAGTTCATCACCGCCTGCTCCACCGACCTTACGACGACGACCTGCTTTCTTGGAATGTTTACGACGACGACCGCCCATCAAGAGTTCAGAAGATGGGTTTTGGTAGGTGGCATCAGAGAGAACTGGAAAGCGACCGTTTCCGTCTGGGAGTTCAGAACCAGTGTATGGACCACCAGTGAATCCGTATAATGTTCCTCCGACCTTCTTTTGTTTACGAGTGCGTTTACCTCCCATTGGACCTGCTTTATCCATTAATGTTCCACCAGTTCCTTTCCATGTTTTCTTTGCGGCTTTCATAGCGTCTCCAAGAGACATTTTAGGGTTTGCCTTTTTTACTGCCATAACGTGTTTTAACCATGCTGAGCGTCCTCCTTCCATATTTATTCAATTAATTAGACTTTATTGTGAAGTCATACATTGGTGAAGTTATTTGTTTAGGTTGGAACGAAACATCTGAACTTTGTGCTTTTGGTGCCTTGTAAGTAACGGGTTTGTAACGCAATACATCGGGTTTAATTGCAAATGAACTTGTGATAAATTGTCCTGTGTAAAGTTCCATAGCATTATCGAGGGAACCAAAGTTCATAGCTACCCATTGACATCCAAACGAGAAACAGACTTCAGGATTTTTGTTTTTGACATCAGAAGTAGATAAATCGGGAACCACAAGTGTAATATTACGCTTGTTGTATTCAATTAATTCTTCGTGGTCGAATGTCTGTGATGCTTCGGTGTATGTAAGACGACGTAAATTAGAAGAAGCCCAAGACATATTGACTAATTCGTCCATTCCATTACCTCGTGTATTTCCTCCGCTAATAATGACTAATTTACCCATCAAGTTACAGATTGGTTCAAGTGCGATATTCTTGCGTTGGTAAGAGTATTCGGAAGGCAACATAAATTTACGAAGGGTCATTTTCATAGTATCTGCACATCGTGTGATAAAAGCATTATCATCAGTATGAAAATTTAAAGAAAGAATAAATGGATTTGCGTATCCTGCAGTTACACCCGGTGAGAACATAGTATTTGCCAAAGTTGTACAGCAGTCTTCAAATTTGAGAGTATTGTAAGTGAACATATTATTGGTCTTTGAATCTGCCAAACCTACAACTGGATCTCCGTTAACTGAATATATATCTAATTCAATTAAACGAGCACCTCCTTTAATGACTTCAGTTATGGCATCGGTGGTTATGTAGGTATAAACAGTAGTAGAAGGAATAACCGTGTATCCTGAAGAGGACATGTAATAATCACAAACTACGGTATCGGAAGGACAACCGAGAGGAGCAGACTTTATGATATCAGAATAGACGGTTAAATCTTTGGTAAGCGTAGCATCAGTTGGAGGGAAGTTTACCATATTCACGAATGCTAATGTAGTCAAAGCTACACCTAAACAGGCAATTGCGGCCAAGACAATATACCATAATAATTCTCGTGCCTCCATATTATTTATTGCCACTATCTTGTTTGTAATTAAAGAACATTGGACGCATCATCATAACAACATCATCAGGAACTCGTTCGTCCATTGGAATATCAAATAAGGAACAGTGAAGAAAGTAAATACAGTACATTCCGCATTGTGCTCCCTTGTACTGATGGCGTGTAGCATTGTAAGTTAATTTCATGGGTTGTTTGAAGATATGCATATTGTCTATTTGTTCTTTCCAGCGTTGCATTAGACGCTGAACTTCCTTTTCTGGTTTTTGGGCGTAAGAATCAAAATAGGTCATTTTAGGATATTCAAGTTCAGGACGCATATCTAAAAATGCTGCTATCCAGTGTTCACCCGGTCCGTTATGTGGATCAGTATTAAACACAACACCTACCCGACGATACCCTTTTTTGTAGAGTTCAGAGATCTTCATACTGCAGAGAGATGATACTAAACACGAACCAGTTTCACTATGTAAATCAAAATCTATGGGAACAGAACCAGTGTAATAGTAATCTGGAACTATCTTTTCGTAGTATCTCTGACTTTCATCTATATCGTCGGAAGATAACCACTGGGTTCCATCGGTATTCCAACTCATTGGAGCATCAGGTTTTTCAACAAGAGAGTGAACTATACATTCGGGTGCTCCAGTTTTACACGAATCTTTCATGCGGCGAGTTATATCTTTCCACATGTTGGGACCTTTCTTTACAGGTGGTTCATGTGGATGTTCTTTATTGTAGGCTACACGCAGTGCTTCAACTTCGCGTGGGTCCATTATTATCCAAAACGGATGTCTTTTTTGGACAGGAATTGCAGGAACATAAAATGGCAGGATTAGATCAACG